CGGAAGATTCCCCCCCCCGGCATATCCTTACGGATGCCATCCGGTCTGTTTGCAGCAGGTGTCTGAGCATCTTTACCGGATGCAGGTGTCGGCTGGTTTCTGGTTGCGGCTGCAGGCTTTGAACTCTGTCTTGCCGGTGCAGACTTTGCTGCCGCTCTGCCCGCATTCTGCTGTGGTACTGCTTCTGCCGGAGTCTGAGCTGCCTGCTGCATGGCAGGTGTCATACCCTGCTTAAATGCTTCCCCTACTTCTTCCTGCATTGGGATGTATTCTTCGATACCATGCTGGCCGGGAATGTTTTCATCCTCCTGCTCCATAATGGTACCGTCTGTTTCATCCGTCATTTCTTCTGCCAGATAGGATTCATCCTGTATCATGGAACCACCCTGCATGATCTGACTGTCAATGGGTGCCTCTGTGACCTCCGGATCAAAATCCATTTCCTTGTCTGCAAACTGCAGTCCAAAACCGGCATCGGACAAAGCACGTCCCACCGCCGCGGTTTCTGCAAGCTCTACATATTTGGCTCCGAACTTGTCATCATTCGTTAGGTATTTCTGTGCCAGCGCATTGGAAATGTAATTGGATTCCTCATCATTGCGGTCCAGGTATACCCTTGCTTCCACAATGGCAACATTTTCTGTCAGCTTGATCAGCTTCTTTACAATCTTGCCCTGCGGATACTTCAGACGAAACCAGAGTTTTCGGTAAGCTACATCCAGATAATATTTTCCTGCCTGTCCCTCATTCTGAATCAGACGCATATATTTTCTGGGATCAAAACCTTCCACTTTGTTCAACTGATTGATTTCGGACACCTCATCATACATATAGGTACTGCTGTTTACTGCCATTTCATTCATTATGTATTCTCTCCTTCCATACGGAGGGGGGCAGATACATACTCATATAGTAAGTACCGCCTTCCTCCTTTTTTCTTGAATTTTTTTGTTTTTAATTTTTAGGAAGCTATTTCTATCGGCAGTACAAACTGGCCGCCTGCTTCTTCCACATACTTCTGTACTTCCTTCTGCTCCACTACGATTTCTGCTTCTGCCACGATGTTTTCTGTATCTTCTGCTCCTGTAAAGAAGTCTGCAAATCTGTGATGATTCAGATAAAACATTGGCGTACACCATACTTCATTGTCAGGATGAAATCCCGGCTTTGCCAGGCTGTCTCCTACGATTACTACCGTCGGACACCCCAGCAGGGAAAGCTGGATATAACACATCAATGCTGCCGTCTGGTCAATATCCTGTGCTACAAACAATACATCCCGCTGATAGTTCAGCTTATGTTCTCTTGCCACATTTGCAAAGGCAATCAGCATTGCCCCTGCTCCGCAGGCAGGATCACTGACAGTGATATAGTCCTTTTCCTTCTGTTCCTTTTTACTTTCCAAATCCTGATCTGCCATCTGGACCTCTGCCATAAAATGACTGATATGGTAGGGTGTGAAAAACTGTCCCTTCTGTTCCTGCTCCAAATGAAGTCTGTGGTAAAGTGTCCCTAACAAATCCTGCTCCGGGTTAGATTCCAGCCCCAGCATGATAAGACCAAACATTTCAGGAAACAGGCTGCGGTATTCTTCCGGATATTTATGGATAATCTCCAGATACCTCTTTTCCCGTTCTTCCCATGCGTCTGTCTTGATTACATTTGCCATAGAAACCGCACTCAGATATAAAAAATCATTCCATATCTGCCACTTAGGGTAGCAATAGGAAAACTTGTCAAACACTGCTAAAAATTCTTTACTATAATTCTTTTCTTCCTTCATTCTTCTGATCCTTTCGATTCTGCCTGAGTAACCTGAATCCGGAACTGACATCCGGTAGCCTTTTCCCTGATGTCCACACCACCCTGATCACTTTCCACAAGCTCTATGCCGTTTATCTTCATGGCTTCCGTAATACGTGCAAGCACACGTTCTTTTTCCATAAATCTGTCCTGGCAGTGGCATTCCTTGCATCCACATTCGGAAAGGGTACAGCGGTATATCCTGCCGTATTCCTCCATGACAGAAGGATTACAGATATACAGATTTCTGTTTCCCAGAAGGGATACTGCATAATCCAACAGGTCCCGGAGTATGGACACATCCCACGGGAAGATTTCCTCTACTTTCTCATGCTCTGCACCATTCAATTCCAGCAGTTCCAGAAAATAACGGTATGCCGCATTATCCAACACATCCGCACGATTTATCATTACTTCATTCATTTCCACTTCATCCAGCATTTCTTCTGACTTCATACAAAATTCTCCTTTCTGAGCGACTTGTTGCGAGGAGGCGAACAGAAATTCGTGAAGACAATTTCTGTTCTGCCATCAGAGCTATTTGTTTTCGTTCTTAAACAAATAGCCGTGTGAAAAATCAGCATATCAATCTGATTTTTCACACTTTCTCCTTTACAGGTTGATCACCTGCTGCTCATATACCTCCTGCTTATTACCGGCGGCTTTTTCTTCCAGCAGCAGATTGTATTCTTTTACCACACGCTCTCCCAGTCTGGTATTACGGTTATCACTTTCCGTATTATGGACTGCCATGTAGACCGCTTTTTTGCTTCCTACAATCACTACCTTTGCCTTTGCTCTAGTAACGGCGGTGTAAAGAATGTTCCTTCTTAACATTTTGTAAAACATGGGAAGCCACGGCAGGATGACTACCGGATACTCGGAACCCTGACTCTTATGTACAGTCGTCGCGTATGCATGTTCCACCATGTCCATTTCGTCACTGGTGTATTCCACACTCCGTCCGTCTGAAAATGCAAGCCTTGCTAACTCCGTTCCGTCCTCATCCACATAAATATCCGTCACATAACCAATGTCACCGTTGCTGATGTCATTCTTATTTTTGTTATGGATGATACGGTCGCCTGCACGGTAGCTTCTTCTTCCTGCCTTAATTTCCGGCTTTCCTTCCGCCTTCGGGTTGATGATATTCCATAACCTTTCATTCAGTGCGTCCACGCTTGCCTCTCCTTTTTTCCGAAAAGGTGTCAGCACCTGCACCATGTCCAGTCCATTTTCTGCCACTGCCTCCTGATAAAGCTTCTGTACAATCTCTGCCGCTTCAACTGCGGAAGCTGCCGGATAAAATTCAAATCCGGTCCCATAATCCAGCATGGCGTTGTTTTCCTGCATCCGGTGGGCATTGACGGCAATACGGCTGTTCTCTGCCTGTCGGAATACCATATCAAGCACCGTTACCGGAATGGCACCACAAAGCACCAGTTCCCGGAATACATTACCCGGTCCCACACTGGGGAGCTGGTTGACATCTCCCACAAGCACAAAACGTGCGCCTTTTCTGATATGACTGAAAAATTCATAAGACAGTCTCATGTCGGACATGGTAAACTCGTCCGCTATAATGAAGTCTGCATCCAGCATTTCTTCCATTGCCTCGCATTCCTCATCATTGGTAAGTCCCATGGCACTGTGCATGGTAACGGCATCGCTCCTTCCGGTGCTTTCTGCCATTCTCCTGCTGGCACGTCCCGTAGGGGCCGTCAAAAGTACATTACTGCCGCCCAGCTTCTCATTGATGTAAAGCAGGACACGCTGTACCGTGGTCTTGCCTGTTCCGGGACCGCCTGTGATGATACTCACAAGACAGGTAAATGCTTTTTTGACTCCCTCTGCCTGTTTTGCAGACAGAAGGATACCAAGTTCCCTCTGCGCCTCTGCTATGAGTGAATCCAGATGGATGGGAACCACACATTCCTGAATCAAAAGCTTTGCCAGCGTCTTTGCCGCACCGCACTCAAATCCATACAGTTTTGCCGGATAAAGGGCATTGTCCTCGTAATAGAGTTCCTTTGCCTTTACCATCCGGTAAAGTTCCTGATAAACCTCCACCTCCGATACCACTTCTTTGCTGTATCCGGTGTTTAACTGCTCATATACTTTTTTCTGGAACAGCTGTTTATCCGAAAACAGATGACCGTCCTGTATCACAAGTTCCATACAGTAATGGATGCAGCCTTCGATACGCATGGGGTCATTTAATCTGCAACGGTTGGCTTTGGCAATCTCATCCACCGTAAGAAATCCGAACCCGTTAATTTTGCATAAGGTAAACGTTTCCTTCTTTACGGTATCCAGTGCTTCTTCTCCAAATGCTTCGTAGATTTTCTGTATCTTTTTCGGGGTAACATTGAAGGGTATCAGATAGGCAGCAAGGTCACGGATGGCCTGACTGCCGTGATAGGAAGCCAGAATGGTTTCCAGTTTTCTTTCTGTAATGCCTTTAACGAATAAAAGACTCTGCGGGTAATTGTCCAAAATGTCAAAGGTTCTGGTTCCAAACTTATCTACAATCTGTTTTGCAGTCTTTGGACCGATTCCTTTTATCATACCGGAAGATAAATACCCGATAATTCCTTCTTCCGTCTGGGGAAGTATCTCCTCATAGGTATCTACCTGTAACTGTGTACCATGGCTGGTTTTTGATCCATTTTCCCTGAAGGTCAACCTCAACCGTATCCGTATCCGGAAGATTATTTCCTACGGCAGTAAACTGGCTGCCTTCCCCGCTGTAATACTTACTCTTTGCCTGTGCGGGCAGTCCTTCATCCGTTGTGTGATACACAAAGATGCAGTACCCGTTGTCCTTATTCTGATATAATGGCTTTACAAATCTGCTCCTCATCCTGACACATCCTTTCCTCAATTCTGATCAGCATCACAACTGCCTCACTCTCTAAAAGGCTGTAAACGGGAATCCCCCATTCCTTTGCCTTTTCTATTTCTCCCTTCATACCGCTACTGATTTTGTCACCGCATACCACCATTCCTTTGGCAATCCGCAGTACGGAAAGTCCGAATGCAAGTGCCACTTCACGTTCCTCCGAAATTCTGTCATCCAGATATTCCGGCAGAAAGCTGTGCGGTGCAATCGTTCTGCAGCCTGCTGCTTTTGATACCAGTGATGCGTAATGTGCAGCCTTTTTCATATTCTCCTGCACTTCCTCCCATGTCGGTGCCGACAGGGGTGAACAGATATATACCAGATCCTTTTTCTCCATTTATGCAGCTCCTTTCGCTTTTACGGCAAATCTCCTGCTTTCTGACACACTCACATAGTCCTCATAAATATCCGGATGATTGATTTTCAACTTCTCCAGCGATTTTTTGTCTATGGTCGTGCGGTAGGCAGGATTGTAGGTAACAAAATACTCTGTATTTCCGTCCTTTAAAACACCGGAACAGCTGACACCTAATTCCTCTACGATTTCCACATAGGATTCCTTCATTCGTTCCTCCAGCTTCTTTGCCTCACTGTCCAACTTTGCTTTCTGTTCCTTTAAGGATAAATAATTCTGGATACTAACAAGGTGCTTTCTCGGAAGTTTTATCTGCTCCGCATCCTTATCTGCCGGTCCATAATGTTTCCGAATGCTTTCCAGCACTAAATCCGGCTTTTCCATATACGGAGGTTCTTCTCTTTTTTCCACATTTTCTTTCCAGAAATATTCTTCCTCGGCAATCAGATCTTCTTCTAGTTCCAGATCACGTTCCATGTACCGAATGATAAACTCATTTTCATTGTTTCCATACAGACACGCAAAGTACATCTTGTCGAGGTTCATGACGGACATATAGTGTCTGCCCTGATATTCATAATTAACAGGCACACTGTCATTCGCCCATTTGTCCTGGCAGTTATAATTGGTCGTCTTGCACTCTAAGATGCCTCTGCTTCCATCTGGAAAATCAATAAAGAAGTCTACATCTGCCAGCATGAACGGATGCTCCGGATGACAGAACATCTTACGGATCGGATACACCGTCAGACCTGTCTTTTTGGAAAAGATTTCCGCTACCAGATCCTCAAGGCGGTGTCCTACTTCCTTTGCCACCCAGTTTGATTCTTCTTCATCTGCAGCCGGTTTTAATCCTATTTTGTCATAGTAAAGATCACGCTTGGTACAGAATGGTGAAAATCCCATAATGGCAGCAACATCACTGCCTCCGATTCCTCTCCTTCTGAAATCAAGCCACTGCTCCCTTGTCAGGGTTTCCGTATCCACTACAACTTCTGCTTCATAATTCAAATTTAAACTCATTTTTCTCCTGCCTTTCTGACAGAAAAAGAGAAGGTTTTCACTGCCCTTCTCTTTCTGTCCTAAAAATTATTTTATTGTTTCTCATTCAGAATCCTTTACCATCTGTATACCCCCGGAACATCATATTCTGTCCAGTTGACAGACAATGCCCTTGCAATGGTTTCTTCCATCCGGGTAATCCTGCTTCCGTCCTCACCTTCGCAGGTAAGCATATACAGGATTTCGGAAATGCCATAATAAATGTCATGTGCAGTGCAGGGATCTTCCCCATACTGGGCAATAAACAGATCTACTGCCTCTGCCGCATATTTCCGGGCAATTCCAAGCTTATCCATGACACCCTTCATACAGTTGACAGGATTTGCAATATCAATCTTTAACAGTCTGATCAGGTTGCCTGTTGCCAGCTGGTATTTTCCATAAAGGAGCTTTAACTGGTCATCAAACTCTGAAATTTTTGTGCCGTTTCTGTGTCCAAGACGCAGCGGCTCTCCCAGATTGATGGTGGTGTTTTCCTTTCCCGATACAATCATCGGAAAGATATTTGCTCCTCCGGCTCCCGTATCTGAAGTTGTGATACGCACCATAGGCTTCATTTCCTCCACACTCTTTCCGTGCAGAAGCAGTTCTTCCTTATAAGCCTCCAGCAGTTCGTCTTCTCCGGACAGTTCCCAGAGTGCCGATGCCATGTCATGCTCATAAAAACCGCCTAAATACTGACATCCTTTGAAGTTATCATGCAGATATTCTACGGAATGCAAAAAAATCTGCTCCATGTCAATGACTGCATAATCACAGCAGTCACCTCCCAATACAGCAGATACTTTTCCCTCAGAGATGCGCAGCAGGGCTTCCCCTTTCGCAACCTTCAGACAGTCATTTAAGATTCTGGCATATACATTCTTCTCCACCTTCTTCAGTCCCGGTCCTTTAATACCGGCACGGTCTAAAATGGTCTTGATTGCACATGCCCTGACCGGATAATACTGGTTTCTTACTTTGAGCAGCAGCCCGGTATTGAGAATGGTATCTGTGATGATGTCCTCATCCATACCCTCATCCGCATACTGTTCCCGCAGATCCTTTTCTATCTGGCTTCCTTCTGTGATTGCCACCAGTCTGAGATGTTTGGATTTTCTCCTCTCCCATGACGAGTTTTCACCGATTCGCTTCAGGCACTTCAGAAAATCATCCTGTTCGCTGAATACGCCGCGATAGTCATCCTTAAATACTCTTGTTTCATTCATTGTCTGTTCCACCTTTCTTTCTCTCCCATCCGGGAGGTTATTTTATTTATCCAGCCGCTTATGCGGATTACTGGCAATACAAAAAAAGAGAATGGTTCCATTAAGTTCCATTCCCAACTGCGTGTGGTATTCCACAAATGCTTACGATTCCCGGAAAGTTATCCACTTTCTCCGCTAATAAAAAAATGCCAAAAGACTGCCACTGCATGATAAAGCAATGGTATCTTCTGACACATATACAATCCTAAACAACGTATGCCCCGGTCTTCCTTTCAAACCGGTAGCCTGCTGGTTCTCCAAAAAGTTCACAGGATATATCGGGTATATCCTGCCAAACTCCCGTTCCCTTAGCACAGGTAAGCATAAAAATCAATTACGTGTTCATATTAGCACAATATCTTGTATCATGTCAACTTTTATGTACTATATATGCTCTTTTTTCAATTTTCCAAAAAATTTTTTCAAGTATTTTATCCACACTAGATATTTATTTTTTAAATGACCTTTCACATGAAAAAAGGTCATTCGTTCTTTGACAATTAAAGAACATACACCATCATGTATATGGGTTCTGATGAGTGGCTGACTGCGGATAGTCTGCCTCCCATACAGATTGAATAGTACATTGTACAGCCAAAAAACATGGCCGGAAAGGGCATAGGAAACGGTGATGGAAGGTATGTAAATTACTCATAAATTACTCATCAAAAATTGAATCATTCCAAAATGATATAAAAACTGTTATACTATAGCCAGATATTGAGGTTTTCTATTCTGGCTATGGGAAGGAGGAATATGGTTACAGTTACAAAAAGTGACTTAATAGCAATGGGATATGGTCCCTCATTTGCATCAGATATTATAAAAGAGGCAAAAAAGCTGATGATTTCCAAAGGACATACCTATTATCAGTCGCGGAAATTAGACCGTGTGCCAAAAGAAGCTGTCGAAGAATTACTGGGCATCACAATTCCAGACAAACAAGGCTGATTGTGCTTCTTGCATATTTGTGTAAGGAGTGACAGACTATGGCAAAAGAAATTATTAAACGGGCAGAAAACGGAACCTACTATTTTAGGGCAAATCTCGGTTATCACCCCGTTACAGGAAAACAGATTCAGAAATACAAGAGCGGATTTAAGACAAAAAAGGAGGCGAAGGAGGAGTATTCCAAATTGATTCTTGCTTCTGCAGAGGAACTGGCTGTTGACAAAGAACAGCCTACCTTCAAAACCTTTGTGGAGGACATCTATCTCCCATGGTATAAAACACAGGTTAAGGAAAGTACCTATAAAAACCGTTACAGTACCATCCAAAAGCATTTTGCGTATTTTTACCATAAAAAGGTAAATGAGATTGAGCCGATTCATGTGCAGACATGGCAGTTAAAACTTGCTAAAGAGTTCAGTCCCAATTACGTCCGTATCGTGCAGGGAATGCTTGCCGTTGCCTTTGACCGTGCAATCATACTCGGACTCTGCGAGAGAAATCCTGCACGCATGGTAGGCAATGTCAAATCAAAAAAAGTAAAGGTTGACTTTTGGACACTGGAAGAATTTCAAAAGGTTATTTCCCTGCTCTATAAGGGAGATTATTACGAGCATTACCTGTTTATTTCTTTCTGGCTCTTATTCATGACAGGCATGAGAATCGGTGAGGCTGCTGCCCTTCAATGGGATGACATTGATTTTGAAACTGGTCTTTTAAGCATCACAAAAACACTGTATTACAAATCCATGACCGAATACAAATTTGTGGAACCCAAAACGCAGGCAAGCAAACGTACTATTGTAATTGATGAAGATACAATCAAGGAACTGAAAGAATGGAAAGAAGTTCAGCAGAAGGTTCTGAAAGACTGTAATTTCGTAATCAGTTACAGCGGTATTCCAACCAGCAAGCATACCCTGCCAAGAGCCCTCGAAAAGCTGGCAGGGCTTGCCGGTATCCACCGCATAAAAATCCATGCCTTACGGCATTCCCATGCGTCCCTTTTAATCAGCATGGGTGAAAACCCACTAATCATCAAAGACCGTCTGGGACATGAAAAGATTCAGACGACTCTAGGAACCTATGGGCATTTATATCCAAACAGCAACTTTGAGGTTGCAAAGAAGCTTGCTGGAAAGCTGACATACACACCTGCCACGCACAGTATTGCCGATTATACAAGCAATGGTTTCACAGCAGAATTTCATGTGCAGGTAAAATAAATAATGCAATGAAAATGCAATTTTTAGAGCCATAAGTCGGGAAACCCAGTAAAATAGGGCTTTCCTGGGCAGAAGGGACTATTCAAACTCAATTTGTCTCAGGCGTTTTTATGAACTAACACGACAAATTAACATATATTATAAACGCATACAACGCCTAAAATCAACCTAGACTTTTTCTCTGGGTGTCATTTGGGTGTCAGGCAGAATTTCAATCACCTCTGAAATGCTCACATCCAAAACCTGGCATATCTTGTCTATATGCTTCATTTCTACATACTGTCCTTTATTCATCCTAGCCAACGTACCATTGCTGAACCCAACCATGTCTCGTAGTGTTGTCTTATTAATCTCTTTTTCAATAAGAGTCTTCCACAACGGTTTATAAGATATCATAATACAAAAACCTCCATTCCCATTTCCTGCTATTACAGTATTCTTTCTATTCGTGCTTAAGCTGTAGCCGTCTCCTCGCATAACATCTTTTCAATACAACCATTATAAATACATTTGTTTCACAAGTCAACATATTTATTCTAACATGTTAGAACTTTTTTTCATAATTTTATACAAAAACTATTGACTATAGCTGTGCATATGGTAATATACAGATAACAACAGATAAGAACAATAATTCAACACGTTAGAAATTTTCTTTATGAAAATGGAGGTACAATATGATTAAGAACCAGAAGTTTGGAGTTGAAGTTGAAATGACAGGTATTACAAGAAAGAAAGCAGCTGACATCGTTGCAGAAGTGCTTGGAACAACCGCATCCCGTCCAGATTCGACTTGCTATCACACTCGCACAATTATTGATCAGGCCGCTCGCAAATGGAAAGTGATGAGAGATTCTTCCATAACACCTGTAATAAATGATGGTACCGCAGATAGCCTCGATGAATATAGGGTAGAATTTGTGACACCTCCTTTGAATTATTCCGATATTGAATTACTTCAGAGAGTAATCAGGAGGCTGAAAGAAGGTGGAGCAAAAGCTCACCGTAGCTGTGGGATACACATTCATGTTGACGGAGCGAACCACAATCCGAAATCCCTTCGCAGGCTAGTAAATTTCATGACATCAAGACAGGAACTCATATACGAGGCTCTTGAAATCGGAGATAGAGAATCCAGTTGGTGTCATAAGCTAAACTCCAATCTGCTTATTGCCATGAAAAAAGACAAGGATATCACTAAGGAAAAGGCAGAAGAAATCTGGTACAGCAGAGCAAATGATGGTTACTGTGGAGGCATTGATCATCAACATTATAATACAACCAGATATCACGGCGTTAATCTTCACAGCTACTTTACGAAGGGAACTGTAGAATTCAGGCTTTTCAATAGCACTCTTCACGCTGGAAAAATCAAAGCTTATATTCAATTTTGCTTGGCAGTTTCAGCATGGTCCATTACATCACAGGAAAAAATTGTATTCCGCTCCATGGCTGGATATACACCGGAACAGAAAGTAACTATTATGAGGAACATACTTACTCAACGCCTTGGTCTATATGGAGATGAATTCAAAACCTGCAGACTGCACATCATGGCGCCATTAAAAAAAGCAGCCGGAATGACCAGCAGAGCCGCATAAACAAATATGCTGTCCTATCGGCTGTATGGTGAGATTGGAGATAATAATTATGCTTTATGTTGCTTATGGAAGTAATCTTAATTTGGCTCAAATGAGCTATCGTTGTCCTAATGCTAAAATATATACTACCGGATTTTTGAAGGGCTGGAAGCTAATATTTAGAGGCTCTATGAATAACTCACACGCCACAATAACGGAAAGTTTCGGTTCAATAGTTCCTGTCCTTGTATGGGAAATAACTAAATCTGATGAAAGACGGCTTGACATATATGAGGGCTTCCCAAAATATTACAAAAAGCATCTCATAACAGTGTACACAGAGGAATCTTCTGTTTCCGCAATGGTTTATATTATGAACAAAACATATCTTCCGGGATTGCCTTCAGAGTTTTATGTAGATACTATCAAAGAAGGCTATGAGGATAATAATTTTGATTTGAAATATCTTTACGACGCTTTAGAAGTGAACAGGCATGAATTATTGAATTGATATATGAAAAAAGACGTTCCTTTTACATTTCAGAACGCCTTTTTCTACATAAATAGTGTTGCAGCGCTATTTATGAGACGAAATCAAGGAACCGTTCTTGGTATGTATGACCTTTGGATGCTCATCCGGTACCCTAACAATTAACTCATCGAGATCGCACCCGAGTGCCTCGCATATGAGGTCCAGGTGCTCCAGGTTCACCCTGTCAACGAGCTCATGGTACAATTCGTTAATTGTGTTTGGTCTTATCCCGGTGGCTCTCGCAAGATCCGCTTGTGTCCACCTAATTTCGCCGAGCCTTGTAGATAGCAAAATCCTTATCATACGTCATTGCTCCTTCACGCTATAAAATAACATTATTCGACACTTTCATGTGTCTTTTGTTATTTTATAGCGTATTTGGTTATAACCATTCCGGAACAACTATCTACTATCAGTTATAGAATACTTCCTGAATCGAATTATATCCTGCCACTCCATCAGGATTGAGATTCAGCTTTTTCTGCAGTTCTATTGTATCTCTTCTTGTGTTATTTCCAAACTTCCCATCCACATCATTATTGTGTCTGAGTATCTCGTTGCAGCGAGTCTGCCACCACCTCACAACATGTCCAGTGCTTCCAGTCTTCCATTTAAGTCCGATTCTCTTTGCATGTAGGTTCAGTCCTTTTCTTGCATATTGCGTGTTCTTTCCATCAATTCCGTCTTCCTTGAGAGCTTTTCCATCTTCTCCCTTTATCCCGTCTGCGTTGCAAGCCTTCTGAAAGCTTAAAATGTTCAAGTTAATCACGGGCTCTCTATCTGCCTTTTTTGTGTCTCCTAAGTCAGAATAAAAATGATTCAAATCTACATTCCCGCTGATTCCTGGCCACGCTCCTGATGATGTGCACTGCCACACATCTGCAACACCAGCCTCAGCTCCTGTCAGCTGGCTAGTGTATCTTGCATACCAAACAAAGATTTCTCCTACTTCAGTTGCAATTTTGGAAAGATCAAAGTAGTTTATCATATAGTCTCTGTTTGTGTAGATCACTGGTATGTATCCGTTAGCTTTCACTTCCTTCAGGAATGCGATTGCCATATCAGTAGCCAATATCTTCGTGATGGCCACTCCGTTCTTTCTTGCATAGTTGACAGAGTCATACTCAAAGTCGAATGCAATCGGACACGACTTCCAGAACTTTGCCGCCTGCTTGATGGCTTCTCTGGCCTCATTCTGTGACATTGCAACATTATAAGCATAACTGAACCAGTAAAGCATAGGAACCACATTCAAATTGTAGCACGCCTCCGCATTCACGATATACTTTTGGTCTACATTTCCCTTTCCATATCCAGCTCTTAGTCCGATACGTTTCGCTCCTGCATCTCTAACCTTTTTCATGTTTACATTTCCGTTATGCTTTGAGATATCTGGTCCGTCAAATAAAACCTGTTTTCTCATGGTTATATCCTCCTTCATGGTTCAAAAGGGAGGCTATCGCCTCCCTCTGTTACTCCTGAGCTTCATCCTGGTCTTCCGCTCCTGTGTTTGCGTAATCAGTCAGTCCCTCTCCGATGATGTACGCCACAACGGAAGCTCCTGCCATGATGAGCGCCGTGACCTGTGTTGCTGTGTTTTCAGCTCCGCCAGTGGCCACGATCATCATGGACACAAAGGATGCCACTGCTGTCCACAGCTTTCTGCTTGTAAGTTTTCTTACCCAGTTAATTTTTTTCATTTTGTTTTTTCCTCCTTAAATGATTGATATAATTGCAGCCATCGCTGCAGATATGATTCCTGTCGTGATGGCTGTGATTATTACGGTTTTCAGGTTGCTCCACGCTTTCGCCGGAGCTTCCTCTGTCTTTTCCACCTTTTTCACAAGGTTGTCAACCTTTTCTCCTTGCTTCTGAACCTCCTGAGCCAGTAGCTGGATGGATGAGGACATGCTCCTGATTTCTTCAATCAGATTCTCTGCTTTTTCCATCCGGTGCTCCAGTGATCCGATCCGGTGCTTATGATCCGAAAGTGCTTCTGCAAGTTTTACGTCGTCCATACCTCGTCTCCTTCCACATAAAAATAAGCACCGGCCACTAACCGATGCTTCATTACACTTTATATATCCTCATTTTCTAACTCATTGAGAAGTTTTTCTTCCTGCTCGACGCTTCTATACTGAGACAATTCATCCAGTAATACATGAACCAAATCTGACAACTGTGATATGATTTCAGCCTGCTTCTCGCAGATCCGTAAGATGTTGTCATTCCTCATTATATGGTTCTCCTGTTATTTCTGTATATTCTTCCTCTGTTATCCATGGATTTCCTTCAGGATGGGTAACTGCATCCCTAACCTTTCTTTTTGACCACAGCTTCCTGTCGTAAAATCTTTTTACTTTTTCGTAATTTGGGCTGTGCTCTGCAACTCGTTTCTTTGCCATTTTTGTCCCTCCTTATAAATTTACATCTGTCATCATAGCCAAGTATTCAAGATTGGCCGTATTCAAAGCTGCTATGGTGGTAAGTGTTGTGTTGTCTGCCGGATATGGATCTTCATTCTCCACAATTTTGCATGTTTCCCAGTCATATTTGTATCTCAACGGAACCACGCCTTCCGGAAGTTCATCAACCGCACTCTCCTTCGCAATATCATCATACGAAGGGCGGAACTGGGTGCCAATCTTGGGATATATCGTTTCATTATCTGAACCGATGTATCCCTGTGCATCATGCTGGTGGCACAGAACTACCAAGTTATTCTTATTCTTTTTTACATAGCGCACTTCATCTACTATGTCAATGATCACATCAGACTTGTTAAGTAGCAAAAATTTGCTCATCTCGCATTCCTCCTTGCATAAATTTTTCTATAAATAATTGATTATAAAGATTGGCTAGACTCCTTTTTGTAAGATATCCATCCTTATGTGCTAAATAACCGGATATGGATGCGTAAAAGCTTCTAACTGCGTTGTAATCCATCTCGCCATTTTCCACCTTGACCGCCATTTTCTTTAACTTCTTGCGGTACTGTGCTATTCTCTTATGAGAAGCTTTCCGTATAACTTTTCCCTTCTCTGTAAGGAAATATCTGTCTTGCAGCCAAGTAAAGCCATGTGAAAGCTTTATTTTCTGCGTTTTCTTCGGGTTCATCTCAATTCCAATTTCAGCATACATTTGGGAAATATCTCTCAAAATCTTGTCAGCCTCTTCTTTCGTGTCCACTATCACATACCAATCATCCATATGTCTGCAGTAATATTTTTTCCGCAGCACATCTTTGATGTAATGATCAATCGCATTCGCATATGCTACAGCATTTATTTGGCATACCTGGGACCCTAAGCCAAGCCCTTTTCCAAATGGTGATATAAAATCCATCGTCTGTCTTATGAGCTCTTGATCTGTAATCATCTTGCACATATTCTTATATATGACATCATGTCTGAGACTGGCAAAAAAATCATGTCCATCTCCCATAACAATGTATCCAGAATTTGTAAATCCAGATTTTCTGTAATGCCGACGCAAATCCTTTATCAACTGATCAGAACTAAATCCGGTACCCTTTCCTTCTTGGGAAGCTCCGTTCTCATAAATAAGAGATTTCTCCATAATCGGAACTATGCCATAATCGCAGACCGCCTTCTGCGGTACCCTTTCTGTAATATGTACCGAAGATATGTGCCTTATTTTTCCTCTTTCGTATAGGTCGAATTCTATAAATCCTTTGCTTATCTTTTGATGTTTCCGCATTTTACGGCTAATGACGTATGAATTTCTAAGCACGTTGCATCCATATTTTTGTACAGAAGCTTTCCAGTTAGTTCCTCTCCTCGCTTTGTAAAATGACTTACGAAGGGATCCAAACTCTGTAACCTTCTGAAATGTATGATCAGCATTTCTGATAGCCTTTTTCTCTTCTCTTTTCGCTTTTCTTCTTTGGTAACGTGCTTCTCTTCTCTCTTCACTGTTCATTTTTGGAGCTGCACCTCCTATATCTTATGTCTTTTGGCTAGTATGTAATTAGATACATAACGCACACCCATGAAATGCCTCGCCACAGGCACCATGCAAGAAGCGTCCGGATGCTTGTATGAAGGTACTTATTTACGGGAGTTCCTCCCGATGGTTGCATTCTCCTTCCGTGCAAAAATGATTGTTTTCTGTCCAAACAGACCTACTCAGACTACAAATGTTACACATGCACGGGATCAGGGGGCCACGCCATTCGAGTTGCTCGCGTTGTTGTTGTTGGCCGCACCCGCGGTAGTCACATTGCAAAAGTTCGTACCGTTGCCGGAGTTCGGAGACGAAAGCCACCAGTTCGCTGAACCACCACCACGGATGATTTTAATTCAGAATGCAACCGCTGTATTGTTATTCCAATTTATCAAACCTGCCCCTATCCGACTGCATCCACGCTTTTATGTATCCTTCCTCATTGATGAGATACCCGGTCCATTTTTCCAGGACCGAATCACTGATCGGAAGACGACCCGCAGAGCGGCGTGTAGGGAAAGAATCACTGCTCGGAAGAATTTCGCTTAGCAGACGAAGATCTTTGAGCATGATTTGTATTTCCATAATTGCCCGCTTCTGAAATTTTATTCTTCTTTGGTACTCTGCTTTTGATCTTGGGAACACAGAATTTGCATATATCACGTTATTATGCACAATTTTAGCTGACTCCATAAGGTCTTTCCCTTTTGACAGCCGGTACCTTTTTGGTATTACATTTTCTCTGTGACAAGCCTCTATTGTAAACTTTTCGAGTTCATGTGCAGTATTCAAAAATTCCATTGCGGATGTGCTTCTGTTCCTTGCTAAAACACTCATATTTTTTCCTTACTATCAGGCGGGACAAGCCCGCCAGATGATTATGATTCTGATGAAACGATTTGGAAGCAGGGGGCCACGCCATTCGAGTTGCTCGCGCTGCTGTTGCCGGCCGCACCCGCGGGAGTCACATAGCAAAAGGCCGTACCGTTGCCGGAGGACGGAGACGAAAGCCACCAGTGCGCTGAACCACCAGATTTTCCATAGGTTTTTACCCTGTTTGATGCAACTGCATAAATCGGGAATTGTGCCGTATCAGACGTATGCTCCGTAGCTGTAGCATATGTCTGCGTTCCAAATACATCCCATTCTTTTGGTATCCAGATTTTATCTGTCGCCTCCTGCAGAGCACTTCCCTGATTACCGATTGAAGTCTTAAACGTTCTCTCTGAAATCACTGCTTTTAATTCATCCGGTAACGCCTGATAGAACACTCCATTCAGCCATTCTCTCATAGTACAAGCATTCCAACCGCCTACATTGGTGTTCGATGGATTCATCTGCCTTGCGGTCTCCATGCAATATCTAGGCTCAAAAATCAGCTGATGCGGCTGATCGTGGTTAATAGCTGCTATGCGGTATGTCATTACTTCCTTAGTATTCAGAGCTACATTGATCTCATCACCAATATTGCAGTATGTAGTCTCCAAATGTGCATTGACAATATTTTTTAATCCGGTCCATGTATTTGTATTGAGGCCTACCTCAATTTCTTTATATTCTCCTGCACTCAGGTGTACAATTGTTTCAAACTCTGTGACTCCAGCATTTGATACCGTTACTTTGTATGCAGCTTTCCCAGCGAGATTAAATGTTGCCGTAAGGTTTGCGTTAAATTTTCCGGTAACTGCTGTAACACCATCAGTAACCACGATTGTTTTTCCTTCATCCTCTTCCACTGTAGATTTGCAAACCAACTTTGCATTTGTAAGTCCAACGAGAAGAACTTCAACGAGAGCGGCGCCTTCCGATGCGCCATAATCAGCTTCCACAAAACTCATAACTACTTATCCTCCTTTATATATGATTCTTTAATGGTCTTTCCTGTCTTGGTTGGAGTAATCACCGATGTTTTGGTGTATTTATAGCTTCCAGATGTAGGAACAATAACCTCTGTTATAGTCTTAACACCTGTGGCAGCATTTAAGGAAAATGTTGTGGTAACGACTGCATCATCTGTTGTCACCGTAATAACCTTTCCACCGCTCGTTCCATCCGCTATCACGGTTTCTTTGTTCACAAGACCATATTTAGACAAGAACGCCTGATCTGCTAAGGAATCAATTTCGTCACCGTGTTTCTTGACAATCCTTGCATCTGCCACATAACCGGCTTCCGTAGTAGTGTCATTATTTGCAATGTTTGCATCTGCCGCTTCTCCTGAAGGAATCTCAGGCTTATTTGAAAGGTCATTATAGCTTCCGGTTGAAGCTACCTTTGCGAGTTCTTCTTTCGGAGGTCTTCTCTCAATCAGATTTTTAAGTGCCTGATCGTTCTCAAGAAGCTGCTGAAAATAGCCATTTATAAACGATGCAAGCACAGGGTCTGTCTCCAGAACCTCGTTGACATTTTGAATGTTCAAGGCGGGTTCTGAAGGAATAACAAATTTTGCCATGTTTTACACCTCTTTCTAATAATATTTTGCATAGAAATAGGGGCATACGCCCCTATTGATGTCAGACCCTCTTAAACATTGCGAATTATATCGCATATGTGCGGTCTGTATTGCTTTTTGTTGGATTATATCGATATCAGTTATGCGAGTATATCGTCGATATTGAATGTCATTTCTGCCTCTTTGTTCTTAATCTTCTTATCAAAGGTCTTAATGCAAACAAGATCACCATCTTCGTCTACTAGTCCAATTTCTGTGATGTATTTGCCATTGCCCTCAATTTCACTCAGCATTCCTGTGTATCTATAGCAGCTGTCGCTTATTCGCATCTTGCTATCAAGTTTCTTCCGGACGATTTCATTAACCAATTCGGTCTGATCTACATCTGGCACATATGGTTTTCCATCTGCTCCCAATCCTGTTCCAAATACAAACCCCGCTATTATGCAAGATGTATCGGCATCAAAATGAGACTTTAAGATTTTCCTTTTTGCTTGATTAAGTAATACTGCATCCGCCAAGTCAATGTCCTCCTTTTCTGTGAATGACCCCCAATTAATTTTTCCATTGAACCGGTTCTTCCCATCGTAATAATTGTATTTTGCACCATCTGCCTGATGAGTTATGCTTCCGTCAAATTTGCATAATCCGTCATAATGATTAGAAAAAGTAACTCCGTCAGAGTGCCACCGAATAGCACTGTTCCAGCGGAATGCTCCGTTCCATCGATGATTTTTTTCATAGGATAATTTGCAGTTCCCGAATCGTTCCCAAGATACCATATCGATCTTATCTGTATAACTTGATCGAAACAATATTTTTACTCCTCCAGCACGAATAACCATAGGCCTGATTAGCGCCGGATCTGTCTCATCGGTAGTAATTTCTGCTATGCTTATTTCGATAGAAGCTGGTTCCCGGATTGCTTCGGCATACTTTATCTTTGCATCTCCCCATAGCAGATACATTCCTTTCATAATATCTGCATATGTCGCATCGGAATTATTTTTCAGTGCCTGGAACCTTAACGCGTTCCGATACATCTCGTCCGTAATAACTACGGACATTTCCCTGTTCATCAGCACATGAGCATCTTTTCTTGTAACGTTAACGATGGTACCGATCATATCAAGATTCATGCCACGTGCCGTATCGATGTCTACTGCCTCTGTAAGTTGTCGGTTGACTGCTTTCACAGCATCCAGCTGCTTTGAAAAAGCTTTAATAATCGCAGATATATTCGGCTTATCTCTGAACTGGAAAGGAATATTGGCTATCCAATCGTCGTATGTGCTCATGTCGATAGATTCACCTCAATTCTACTTGCGTCCACATTTATGGCCTGCCTCTGGTTTGCAGATATATTTCCCTCTACAAAATCAGTTGGTTTACTGCTCATATCACTCGAACTTGCCACATGGATCTTACAATAAGAAATACCAGCCAAAGCTTGATATATTCCTGCTATGAATGTCTGTGACATTAAACTGTCTCCAATAGAGATTCCGGATGCCTTCTCGCAGATGGTTTGCTGCACTACGGATACATAATCTGGGTTAATATTACTTCCATCTGTAGTAAGTTCGACATTGATCCATGCATATACAGGTTCCGGTCTTCGCAGTTTTATCGGTATCTCATCCCCATACTCTCCGAGAACATTGACCATAATATCGCCGCAAGTCTCAATTCCTCCGGATTTCTTTGTGAGAATTGCCTTGGCTATTGCTTCCTCATCTCCGCCATCAACTATAACTTCAACGCAGTGTGGAGGCCTTCCAAGTTCATCTTCTACATTGTATGGATTCTCGTAGCACCTCACATCTTTCACTCCGGCAACGTTTTCCAGAATATATGCTTCGATACTTTCTGTCATTGTTGATGATGTTCCATATGATTTTCTTATGTAATCCTGCCGGAAAGAAATATCACTTTGCTGAATTCTTCCAGGTGTTGGCTCTATTTTGTTGACCACAGATATCAGACCAGTTACATTTGATGCAATCTCGCAAATAGTACCTTCCGGGCACTGAATGTCTCCATAATCAACTGTGTAATAGTGTACTAGACTTACCACATATTCTGTAGTAAGATTGCTTGACAGCGACACATCATTACTGCGAGCTGCCACTGTATCCTCTATGGTAAGTGTCCCATTCTCTGTATCAGCTGCAACAGTATATCCAGCAACTTCTATTATTCCGGCCAATCCGTTAACTATGCTTGCCGCTGTCGGTGTTCCTGTGGCTTTATAACTATACATTTTGCCATTCAGTTCTACATTGTAAGTCCCTTCAACGATTGTAACTGGCTTTATACATATTGCATTGCAGGACGATCTCGTAATCTCTGAATCCTTTGTACTTTTAAGCTGTACTACAGGATTTGTAATTGACGATATGAGGCTTCCTTCAGGAACAATCGTTCCATCCTTCGCAGTGCAATGTATTGTGTACTCGGTATGCTTATTTCCTCGTCTGAATACGTTGCTATACTGGCATGCATTGTCAAGATTTACTCCTTCTGCTGTAGATGGGTATTTTGCATAATAACTCTCTTGTGCCACCTCCCACATTTCTGCTATTTTATCGCAAAACGGAATGATCAGGACAGAGTTGAGCAGTGATTGTGGATTCTGCGATACATCGAATCCAAGGGATCCGGAAAGATCTTCCTGTACTTCTTTGAGAATTGTGTCAAACCTTTTCATGACAAACCCCTTATCCGTTACGCCATATTCCATATATTCACCTCCCTCTCAAATCTCTCTTTGCTCTCTGTTGTGACCGTATATTTTATCACAGCCTCTCTTGTTGCTGAATTTATCGAAACAGTCACATTGTCAACGCTTTTTACTCCGTCCACTGACAATATCTGTTTGGATATATCATTTATGATCAGCTGCTTATTAGGATTTTTAACAAAGATATTTTCAAAGTATTTAACTCCGTAATCCGGTCCAAACTTCCATTCCTTGAAAAACCACCTAAGTCTGATATAAATTCCCTGTTCGATGCTGTCAGTGACTGCTATATCATTATTTACATACAAATCTCCTTCTCTTGTCATCTGCAAGTCATTCATTGTCATCCCTCCGTGTTCGCACCTGTAATATTTCCTGTAGCTGTGATATTTCCATCTACATCCAGGTTACCTTTGATGGATACTTTGCCGTCAAACTTAGTAATTCCTTTGATACTTACATCTCCATTGATTTCTATGTTTCCTTCAATTTTGGTATCTCCTGTTATTTCAATTCCTTCCTCCGTTATAACAATCTTCTTGTCTCCATTCGTGATTACTACAGCCTCTTTTTCATTTGCTTCTTTCTGGGCATCTACTGGCGCTCTCTGTAATCCCGGAACAGCAATGCAGTTTGTAAGATCGAATCGCTCATTTGATTGTGCATCCGTCGTTTCTGATAGGAGCGCAGAGAGGCTTTGTTCCGCACAAACAAGCAAACATGTGTCTCCAGGTTTTATCGGTATACACGAGGCAATACCGGATGAATTTGCAGTTATACAAACAGGTACGGAAGGTATGACAGGATAGTCCATTTCTACTTTTCCGCAGAAAAAACTTCCAATCGGTTGAACGTTTGCCATTCCAGTAGCATCATCAAATGTCAGTATTTTACCAGGCATAGCAGTGTGTACGCTGTTGTTAAGTACATCTTTGACCATTTTTTCCATTTCCTCAACTACTTCCTGTATCATGCTACCACCTCCACTATTTGTGCCGTACACTTCCAATCTCCGGAGTAATTGTCTCCTGAATATGACTGCTTTTTTACACGGAAAATTCCGTTTAGATTGCGGCTTTCCACCTGTACTAGGTCGTTAATGCCGATTGCTCCGTTTATCAGATATTCAATTTCATATCCAGGAATTCCATTTGAGCTATCCGAAGATGCGGATCCAGCTGCTGATACTTTTCCGCTACCGCTCTTTGATGCAGTTGTTTGTGTAATGCTTATTTTTTTCGGTATGCTTATGAGCCCTGTTTCCGCACTAATTTTATATGCTTTGGTTGTTATGGCTTCTCCTTTGCAAAACACCTGTAAAACGCCGTTTTGCAAAGAATAATTAACACCAGCTTTCTCCATAAGAGACTGTAGTGCCGCCTTTCTCTTTCCAACAGAGCAATATCCGTTGCTGTACTTTGCTGTCCGCAGCAATGCTGATGCCTTTTCTGTAATGATAGACGACTCAATTCCCATCTGTTTCTGAAGTTCTGACAGAATTTTATCTCCCGTAACCACTCCGCTAATAGACATGGTACCAATGGCATCATAGCTTGATAAACCATCTACCAATTCAACTTCCAGTATTCTATCTGCATTGTTCAGTGTTTCAGAAGGATTTGCGACACCGCCGATAAAGATTGTACCGAGTGTGTCGCTGTATCCTGCTTTTATCTCAACCACGCACTTATCCTCGCTGAGTAATGCTTTATGCTCACTATTCAGATTTGATATCTGCAGTCTTCCTGTATTGCTACTTTCTGTATCCGCTTTTTCCAGTGAGAAATTTACATGAAGTGGTCTGTTAACTCCAACACTGGAAATTTCCGTTCCTATCTGTCCTGGAATTCCGAATAAAATACTGTATTGCCTAAGAAAATTCATAACCGACCTCCTGTCACAACTCACTATTTGGTATATAGACGAATTTCGCCTTTTTCTCTTTAAAAGCATTTCTTCCAACATGTTTGTCTACAGAAAAGCACCCGAAATCCCCATCAGGAAGATCCGTATATGTGTAAAAATAAGTTAATGGGGAGAACGGAACAATCTTTGTCATTGGTAAAATAGGGTCCATATTGGTCTTATACAGGCCAAATGACCAATAGTCATATGATGGGTTATAGGTAAACCGGATATAATACTCTTTTCCAGAAAGTGTGATCCGGCTTATACTATCGTTCTTATCCGGAACTTCAATGTATAGCATCTGTCAGCCTCCTGTCATTCTAAAGAATACCATCCGGTCTTGTTTCCTAAACCGCTGGCCATGTTATAAAGCAACGTGCTGCCATTCTTGGATGAACTTGTAGTATCTCCGCTTGCCTTCCCGCTTTGTCTGTCCGATGCGGTTGTCGGAGTAGAACTCTGCGCTTTTGTCGTTGAGGCGGCTCCGTTCGATTCCATCGTATTCCCTCCTCTAGCATATTCCGCAGGAATAACTACTGATTTCGCAGCCGTCACTGTAATCTCTGTAAATTCAATCGGTATCTCTTTTGCATATCCAGCCTGTGTAGTGTCGCTGATTGTGATATTCTTTATGATCATATTGTCATAAGATTTTCTCGGAGTAGTTACACTTACAGGGCTTCTTGCTTTGTATAAATCCAACAGCTGATTGCAGATATTTTCTACACGCTGGTCTCCGACTCCATGCCTCGAAAGCCACGTAACCGGTGTCGCCGTCACATACAATGTCAGCTTCAGTGCGGTAGGGTCCAATGCAACGTTGTCAGATACGCTATACCCTTCATCAAGAGGGTATTGCGGTACTGTAGCAGAATGTGTTTCCTGAGCTTCTATCAACGCATCAAATTCAATACCCGCTACAGTAGTTACCACTTTCTGTTTCATTATTACACCTACCTCCCTAAAGCTACGGCATGTGCCAGATAAGTGCTGGCGTCGTGTGCATTTTTATTCATCTGCTTAGCAGCCTGTGTTTGTTGTTCACGGTCTCCTCCGCTGAAGCTGTTCTGGAAATTATTATTCTGTACAATTGTCATATTACTGTTCGACACATTTCCTGCAGTCTGCACAGATGCTTCCGAAGATCCAGCCAGTGCACTTAACCCATTTCCGACATCTCCGGTCACCACTCCCTTGATCAGTGCGGCAACTCCAGTGACTGTAGATTTGAGTTTTTCCTTTCCCTTTTCGATTCCCTGTGCAAACAGGTCCATCATATCAGGAGTCCATTTGTCTGCATCAGCAAGAGGCCCTTTATCAGGCTTCGAAAAATGCAATTTTTCCTTGATCGCATCTCCGACACTGTTTATTTTTTCTTTCAATGCTGAAATTTTTTCTGTTATTCCATTAATAAAGCCTTGTAGCATATCTTTGCCCCACTCAAGGGCTTTTGATGGCAATCCACCGAAGAGTCCATCGAGAAGTGCCAGAATGGCCTGAAAGAAATTGGAGATATACTCCTTGAAACTTGACCATGCATTTTTAAATGATTCTATCGCTCCATCTGTGTCTCCGGCCAGCAAAGCAAATAATCCTTGAAATAAATTTACTATGAACGATACGTATGGCTCTATAGCGGCGACCATAAATGATACCGCCTGAACAATTCCGTTTAGCAAATTTTGTGCATATGCAAGAATTTCAGCTCCGTGCTCATCCCAAAAATCCTTCAGAGAATCGAACGCTGGTGCGCAGATCTGTTTTATATACTCTATGATCTGTGCGATATTATCCTTTAATGCAAAGAACTTTTCTCTTGTAGCATCTACATCTACCCCCGCATTTGCAAGCAATGTTCCAAACAAAGAATCTTTTCCCTGCAGGAACCCTATAAAATCCTGAATCAACAAAAAGAGCAGCACTATGGCTGCTACTATTGCTAGGGCTTTAAGGTTTATACCTCCAAGTATCTTGGAGAAGCTTTTGAATTTATCAACTGCAGATAGTATTTTTTCTCCGGCTTTGTATGCCATTATAGCTCCTATAACAACTCCGAGCATTTTAAGAGCATTCTCTCCCCCGCCTACCATGTCTATAAATTTTTTTCCACCATCAACCACCTTTGTGATAACAGTTTTGACCTTTTCTCCATACTCCGTAAATTTTGTGAATATCTTGTTTGCCTTAGTTCCTTCCTCATTAACATCTCCAAGGCTGTCAGACCATTCTTTTACTTTTCCTGTAAGCTTCGAAAGTAGGCTTAAACCCTTTGTCGCATACGGGAGAATAAATCTTCCGACATTTTCCTTGATATCCTTTATCTGCGCTTGAAATTGCCTTGTTTTGGACTCAAAAGAGTCCATAGACCTTGCGGCATCTCCTATAGCATCCTTTGATTGTTGCATTATGGCAGTATAGTTTACCTGCATCTTAGACAGCTGATCCAGCTTCTCATATGTGCCCGAAAAACCAAGTTCTGCCATTGCTGTCGCTCTGGTAGTATCATTCAGTACTGCTCCTAGCGTTTTTGCAGATTCGCTCTCGCCCATTACCGCTTTTGTCATGGCGTTAATAGCCGTAGTCTCGTCCAGGTTTGCAAAGGACGATATGTCGATAGCTGACTCTACAAGTTGCTCTGACATTTCCATAGCAGCGTCACGTGCCATACCAAAACCAACGAACAGGTTCTGGTTGTCTGCCAAGTACGTTTTAATGGAGTTCTTCGATCTTCCAATGGCGTTAGCAAGATTTCCAGCCCATTCATCGGCTTGTCCAGATAAATTATCGAAAACTACATTAAATTTCTGTTCCATCTGCTCAACATCAGAAGCTGCCTGCATACTGTCTTTTCCAAACTTCACAATACCTGCTATGGATACTGTTATTCCAACCATACCTAGCAGTGACTGCAATGAGTTCTTCAAAGCTTTTCCGTCAGCAAGTGCTTTTTTACGAGACTGCTCATCTACCTTGTAGCCCAAAGCGACCATGAGTTCTTTAACCGTCAATGGTGTCACCTCCTACCCGCTGTGTTTGCTATCTTCAAGCATCCCATGCTCTGTGTCCTGTCTCATGACCATAAGTGCATAAAGTTTCAACGCTTCATCAAGTGTGTAATATTCTTCAAGTTCCATCATAGAAGCCATTCCATTCTGAATCAGGACATACATTCTCAATTCGAGGTCGGTAAATTGGCTTCTGTCGAATTCTCCATACTTCCCGACAAGATCGTCACTACCTTTTGAGAAAGGCCTCCAGATTGGCCGAGAAGTTTCTTGAAAAAACCCTTGAAATTTACATTAATAACCTCATATGCCAGTCGATACATATCATCAACGTTCTGGCAGAAAACCTGATCCAGAACATCCTGTGTAAGCCATGTCTGTACCGGTTCTCCGGTTGCAGAATCTATATAACTACAAGAGATATTCTGCTGCAACAGTAACTTTCGGAAAAGTTTTTCGATTGTATCTCCATCAAGCGTTGAAAAAGCCCCTGTGACCAAAGGCATTGCATCCTTTAGATCCATGGACAGTACATCATCGTCGTTGCTTCCTATCAGTGGAAGGCAACCAGCAACAATCGGTCCGAGAAATTTTCCGAGTTCTCCAGATAGATTTGCGGCTTTCATAGCTCCAAAGGGGTAGATTGCAAAATCTACCCCGCACAGTGAAACCCTGTTTGGTTCAATTTGTTTAATCATTTTGTCACCTCATTTAATTTTCAGCAAACTTTCCTTCTCCACAAGCAAGCTCCCATTCTCGGTTTGTCGCTTCCTTACCTCTTCCCCATGAAGCAGGCTTTGTTACCCATGCCACATCCGCGGAAAACTGTTCTTTTCCCATAATATCTTTGATAATAATAGGGAAATGTCCATCCCCATTCTCCTGATCCATGGCGTATCTCTTATTGAGATATGCACTTGTAGGAGAATTCTGCTGAAGCGCAAGTTTGATGCTATATGCCTGGTTCGGACTCACCGATCTGTTGACACTTCCATCGCACCCTACCTTCATTGTTGTTCCGTCTCCAGAAGATTCAATGCTGATAAACGAATCATCTGCATATCCAGATACAACATGTGATCCAAGGGCAATAATTACTTTTTTGGGATTGTATGTTTTTACATCCATATCAATTTACCTCCTGCTTAATATACTAATGTTCCTTTAATCTGTGTCTCATGAATGGCGCCAGCAAGACGTGCAGTGAATGATACTCCAGAGAGCTTTCTGTTCTTCTTGTCCGATGCACTCACCTCCGATGCCAGCGGAACTGTAATTGTATACCCCTTCTCAACTTCTCCATCACTCTTTATTCTGTCTGTATCAATTCCGTTATTCTTTTGTGCTGCAGACAGAGCAGCCTCGAGCACATTCTGTATCCCAGTGATTCCTCCATCGTTGTACGCAATCTTTGGATTCTGTACCAAATAATTGAAAACATCGATCTGAATCTTATTGATCAACCACTCTTTGAATCTGATTACATCAATCCATTCTCCTGATCCAACTTTTCCTTCCTGGACCACATCTTTGTTTGCAATTGTTCGATAGAAGTTTATATTCCCATCCTTCAAGGTTTTTGCCTTCGTAGGTGTCAGATTGGATGCCGTCACTCCCCTAAGTGTCTTGAGAGACCAAGTCTCGGATCCAGGGGTGTAGGAAAAGCATTTTGCCATATACGCAATTGACGCATATGTATTACCGTCAGGAATAGCTGAGTCTTTAATGTCTCCTGCAAAAAATCCAAATGTATTGTTATAGGGTGACATATTAATAGGGCAATTACCGGATGTAAAAGTAAATCCAAAAAGCTTTCCGTTTGCTTCTGCCCACTTTGCCGCAGCTTCAAGGTCGGACGATGTTGTATAAGAAACCAAAGCAAATCCGTACCACTTATTCACTGAAACAGCTCTGTCAAGACAGTCTGCAATCGTTTCATCAGCCTCAAGCGTTTTTTCTCTTGCTATTACATATATCTCATCCGGTCTCATATCCTGATTAAAAGCCACCGCAACAGCTTTATATGCTGCATCTTCGCTCGTATAGCCAAACACTGTTAAATCCTTTGCGCTCTGAACAACAATGACTCCGGTCATTTCCTCGTCACCTGCATTTGTAGGTTTTGGTACCACAAGCAGCAAATTTGAGAAGGATGCGCTGTCCGTTGCCGGCGATTCGATTGCAATGGTAACATCTACCACATCGTTAATGTTATTACTCATTTCTGAAATCCTCCTGTTAAGTTTATTGTCTCAATGGTATCAGAAGCCTCTAACAACGCCTCTGAACCGCCTCCGCTAGCATTTGGAATAATTCCTATGCCTAGCTGATTATATTTCCCATACGCACTCTCCGTGAAAGATATGCCAATCGTAGTCATTGCTCGGTAATTAAACGTACTGTTATCGTTCACAAGCCCGCTAAGACTTTCGATGTCTGCTGTTTCTACGGTTAATCCCTCTGCTGCTAAAGCATCCATCATTTCATCTGATGAAAGGTATAGCAAAAAATCTTCCAGATCTCCCATAGAGGTATCTTTGTAGACAGCGGTTTCTTTTCCTTTGTTTATATTTTCGCCTTTTGTATACAGATTGATATCAGCATCCATATGAGCTGTCCAGTAATTCTTATAACACTGCTCTTGCTCATCAAATCGGCATATCGGGCTACTCGTCTTCCTATGCTTATAAAATTTGATATTTATATACGGATTGGGAAACCTCGGCATTTTTTGAGACGAATGAAATACATGATTCTTTCCATAATAGCCGGCCAAGATGTTCAATACCTGTTCCTGCATTTCATCAATTGTCATGGATTGGTTTCCTCCTCTTTTTCTGCCTGGTCTGAATCTATCGGTGGTTCCTCTTGGTTCAAGCACTGAATCCATTCACTTGTGTAATGCCTTAATACTGTATTTTCACTAAGAATAGATGATACACATTCAAACCATTTCCCTTGGAACCACAAACAGTCAGCTCTTCGTTTTTCTGCCTCACTTGCTGTCATAACTTCATCATCTGAAAAACTCTTGAGGCGCTGCAGCGTATAATCGCCATTTTCATCTGTTATGTGCCCTTTTTTAGTTGTTTGCACATCCATTAGCATAATCATGTCATTATACGACTCCGGAATAGCATATCCATCTCGAACCTCTATGCATCCATTAAATCGTCGTATAATATGCTTTTTCCTCCACAGTCCAAGAGGCACCCTTAATCACCCTTTCTTCTTTATGACAAAATTAACAGAGTTCTTCATAGTTCCGGTATCGATAAGTGGATGAGAGCTTCCTTTTCTTCTGATAGTTGCCTCCGAATTAGGTTCAAAATAACCGTCCTCAATCGTTGTTTGAACCATATCTTTCTGAAATACTCCTATTTCCTTCAATACCTGTTCTGCTGTTTTTCCGTGTATTATATCAACAACCTTTGACTGCAAAAATTTAACTATCTCGTCTTCGTTGTCATCAACACTATCTCTCAAGAAAGGACGAGACGGAATGGTCTCGGTGCCAAGTTCATTAAATGCTGCCACATCGCAGACATCCGCCCCGTTCTCTTCTCGGGAGGCTCCGTGTTGGAATCCAATCTGAACAACCATCTTTCCAAGTTTGTCCAGTTCTCGAAATACCCTTTCTCCTTCTGGCGTCAACCTATCATCACTCACTGATCACAGTCTCCCCTCCGCAGATTATAGGAATTGCAACTCTCTTTCTCAGATTAAGATATTCCGTACCATAAATGGTAAGAGCATATTCTCCATCGGCTTCTCCGAGCCGGCTTTGCTGAGTAGACGAAAAAGACACCGATGTATCTCCTTCTGAAACAGAAGAAAGACCAAAGGTGTCTCCTATTGTGCCTATTCCTATTGATGTTCCGAGCCCACGCAGCTTCATTTTATGAGCCGCCAAGTATGCCAATGCCTGTTCATACAATTTCCCGAAACGTTTTTTTGATATCAACGGCTCTGCAAGTGATATGAAAGTCTTGATTGTATCATCATTGACCTTTTCGAATTCAGGCATTGTTTTTCTGATGATATCAAATGCCTCCATATGTGCCTCCTTAGCCGATCTGTTCAAGTTCCGCGGTAAGAATATCCAGAATCTGTGCTTTCAACTCTTCTGCCTTGATATCATCTGCCACTTCCATTCCGAGAGCTGCGGCTTTCAGCTGCAGCTCTTCTTTCTTCATAGATTTTACAGCTTTGATTTCAGCCTCTTTCTCCGCTTTTGCAGCCACGATAGCTTCCTGCTTTGCCTTATATTCTGCGATGGCAGCCTCTGCAATCTTGGCCCTTTCCAAATCACTAATATCATCACATTTCTTTGGCGTATCTTCTGTATCCACAAGAATACCTTTTTCAAGGTAAAACTTAACAACCGGATGTGTTTCCTGCCCCGCAAGCAATTCTATTTCTGCTCCGGGGAGCAAAGGCTCCCCGTTTATTCCAATAATTTTTCTGGACTTATTGATCACTTTCATACTGTTTCCTCCTTACACGCCATATGCTAAAAGCATAGAAAGCGGATAGTAAATGATGAGTCCTGCTGTTCTTGCCTCGCAAGGAATCTCTGTTTCCAGTTTCTGCACCTGCAAAGGATACTGGTAGAAAGGAAGTGGCATTTCAAGGCTGAATTTCTCAGCATCCTTCGTGTACATGAATGCAACGTTCTTTCCGGAAGTATTGATATCCGTTGCTGTATCCTGAAGCTCTGCCATACTCTCGAAATTCTTCAGATAAGGAGCATGCTCTTTTACGAAGCTGAGAACAGTCGTTTCGGTATCCGGAATTCGTCTTGTTGACAGGTCCATATACACATATGCAGGAAGAGCCAGAGTGTCAGGTTTTTCGATAGACATTGTAATTTTGTCAACAAATTTCTGCATTCCATTGATATCTTCCAAAATCTGATCTGCAGTCTTATGAGCCCAGTCGGTGTACTTCTTTCCATCCACAGTAACCTCAGACAGAGTATACAGAGGGATATCTGTCCCCTCTGAAAAGATTCCGACAAGATTATGCTTTGCATCTCCTGCAAAGGCAATCTTATTAACCATATAGTCGGATGCCCTTCTTGCAGCAGCTCCCTTTCTTGCATCCAGGGACTTGCCTGCCATTCTGGATGCACGCATTTCCTGTACGTTGTATCCGTAACTGTCACCGATGGATTTAATATGTGCAGTATGGGATTCTCCCTTTACATCTACTCTCGGAAGGTCTGTCGCATAATTGTTGATGATGGCAGCCATTCCGGTAATATCGTAGCTGTAGTATGTTGTTGTTTCTGCTCCCTCATTTACCTCAGAGGTAATAGGGAAGTATGCCAGAGCGGAGAGCTCCGGATATAATTTGTCGTATGTCTTTGCTTTTACCTGATCAAGTTCTCTTGCAAAGAATACTGTGGCCGATTCAACACTGTCAAAGCGAAGCTGTTCGCTATTTGCAAGCCCTTTCACGAGGTTTGAGCTTTTCAGTGCGTTGTAGTCATCTCTGTTGAATTCTTTCATCTGTTAACTTCCTCCTCTTACTTAGCTGTGGTTGCCTTAATTACGGCACCCGGTCTGAATTCTGCGTTTGCAATTCCGGCATCTGTTTCGCCAAGGAAAATAGCGTTCACCTCAACCTTTGTGGACTCATCATCAGAAGTAGTGAATAATCCTGCTTCGTCACCATCCGTAATCATGTAAACCTTTTCCTTGTATGCAGGCTTTGCCTTGGATGCAGTCTTAATCCAAATGTGGCCATACTGTAAGCATCCAACTGTGCTTTTGTCTCCAATGGAAACCTTGTTGTCCATACCCATCTCTACCATAACTGAGTTGTGAACGATTACACCCTCAAAATCATCTGATGTTGCAGAAGATGCAGGCACCTTTACATCTACACCCTTATTGGTGCCAATTACAACACCAACTCCAAACGCTACTCCGATGCCTTCTGCCTGTCTTGTTGCTACTTCATGGGCCGATAAATCATACAGCCCGCCTGCTACTCCCTTGGGAGAGCTAAAACCGTAACTTGTCTGTACTGCCATGCTCATTATTTGTCTCCTCCCTTCATTCTTTTGATCATTTTATTCCTTGCAGAATCGGACCCGCACTCTTCCTTGGAATCCTTGCGAATCTGATCTTCAAACATCTTTTTTCTCTGATCATCAGTGCTCTTTCTTTCATGGAATGACTGTTTCGCAATATCATACGCAGCTGTAATGTAAGTAGCGCTCTTACCATCCAGATTGATCTTTGGATTAACAGCTTTGATAATGCGTTTTCTTCCCTCTAACACGGAAAGGTTCTCTACTCCATCGAGGTGAAGTTTGTCAGCCATTCGGCATACATCAAGTCTTTCCTTTATGATCTGGTCAACAGAATCTGTGTTTACCTTCTTTTCAGCTTCCTGGTCAGAAGGATTCCCTTCAGAATCCATATTATTATCATCAGGAATAGTGGCGTCTCCATCTGTTGCACTTGGTTCTTCATTGTCACCGTTCATGTCATTGGAAGCCTGGAGCTTATCAATTTCCGTGAGCAGTGTGTCAAGATCTGCTTTCTGGGCCGCAATGATATCTTCAGGTGACATCTCTGATCCATCTGCATCCCGTCTATCAATGTTCTCCCGAACCTGCTCGATAGGTGTCTTTTCATCTGTCGGTTCCTCTGTTCCGGGTGAGTCCCCATCGACTCCTTCTCCCCCGGATGCCTGGGAAGCCGCTTTCTGGGCTTTGTATAAAGCAATGGCAGCTTCCATTTCTTCTGGTGTCAAATCTTCTCCGTCGCTGTTGTTTTTGCGACCACTGTTGGGTTTGTACATGATTTCTTTACCTCCTTTAAGAATTTGTACATCATCATCTTTCCCGTCAATATTCAGCCTAGCGGCATCTCCCGCTCTTGCTTCACCAACAAGTGCCAGATGATTGATTTCAATGTTTCTCTGTATACAGTCATAATGCTCTCCCCTGTATACCCCGGGAGTCTCCTCAGTATCCAACGCATATCCAAGGGATAGTTCCTTAAGACCAGCTTTATTCATAGCGTTAACATCATGGATGATGATCTCACAACGGACGCAATCTCCGTCTCTATAGCCCTCGCTCATAATAGTGCCGATCTGTTCCTGTCTGACATTATTTTTGTCAACTTCCCCAGCGTCATGGGTAATGATTATTGGCTTGCCTTTGTAACTCTTTAATGATTTCTCGCTAAAGACGTCCTCCGGCAAGCGCAGCTCTCTGCGTGTGGTACCATCCGGATTCTTGTATTCAAAAATACCACACCTCGTTACAATAGGATGGTCAACGAGATATCCTTCCTCCGTATAGTACGTTCCGTCAACAGCAATGCTGTCAATTCTGATTTTCTTCATTTTTTCACCTCCTCTCTCTGTTCTACTTATCCCATTGCATCTGAAACGGAACATCAATATTAACTTTAGACACATCAAATACAGGTTTTGCTCTGCATCTGCACTGATAATCCTCTCCAGGATGGCATCTTCTGCCTCTTCCAACATCTGGAGGATTATCCCAGCTAAACATCTTGCCATGTAATTCTTTATGACTTTCCCTGACACGTTCATCCTGACAGGTTCTCCATATATACTCATTTACTCCTGCATCTTTCTGTTGGTGCTTCGTAATCTGAGCATTGAGTTTACCTGTCTGATCTCTTGCTATCAATCTGGCGTGCCTCTTGTCCATTCCGTATTGCCGATGCAGCTCCTTGATGATATCTGTGTTTGTCTTTCCACCCATAAAGCTTTCATATACCAGCTGCTTTACTTTACACAGTGAATCACTTGGAACTGTCTTAATCAGGTCGACATTGTCACTGATCCACTTCTCAAGCATTTCCTTGTAGAAGTCTCCGGAGTAGTAGTCCTCCATGATATTGATACCTAATGTCTTTCCTATAACCTTTTTCCATTCTTTTATAGTCATTTTGTAATCAAGGTTTGCTATCTCCCGCATTTTTCTCTTCAAGTCAAACATACCAATTGCACTCTCAAGCTCTCGTTGTATGTTCCTGAAAAGGATGTTCAGGCGAACAATCGTGTTGTCTATTGCTGAGAAACGAGATGTTTTCCGCTTTTTCATATTGTCTTTTTTAGAATCCGTGTTGTACTGGGTTCCTTCACTGAGTATTTGTTTGAGCTCTGGGATATACTTCTCCAGAATTTCCTTCTCTATGGCCATATAACTATTGACCAGTCTGAAATACTCCCGCTCTGCAGTGTACGGATAACTAGGAGTGTATTTCGCTTCTACCTTTGTTCTCCCATTTAGGTGTTTAATCATATCCTGACGGAGCAGCTGCATTGATTTATTATCCTGTTGCACTGTCTTCTCCTCCTTCCTCAGATTTTGTTTTTTCTTTCGTTGACGATTATTTCATAGTCCGAACCAAAAAGCCCCGCAGAGCCGATATAACAGTCCTACAGGGCAAAATAAAAGAGCCTTACATCTCTGCAAGGCTCGCCTTCGTTTTAATTATGCTACTAATTCATCGAAAATGTAATCAATCACATCGTCTGTCTGTGCTTCCGGATTTTTTCTCAGATACTCTAAGAGTTTCTTCTGGCACTCTTCATCACTTTTTACGCTCGCAAAAGAACCTTTCACGAAGTCATCGTAACTGTCAGGCACATTTCTAAGAGCCTCTTTCAATTCCTCTGCCATAAAGCACCTCCTAATCTACATTTTCAACTTTGCTAAAAATATTATATTCACCAAATCCATGGCACTCAAATGCGTAATTATAAGCAATATCATCATCCGGGTTATAGGTTGTGATCATGCCGCTACGCTTACCATTGTATTTGGCGTGATATATATTGTTTATATCGTGGCCAACTTTTTCAGCTTCTTTAACTGAAACATTTTTAGCCGTTTTTCTCTTGTATGATTTTCCGCTGCTGTCCTTTGGTGGTTCATCGTCATCCCCGCCGCCTTCAGGCTTTCTTCCAGATCCAGGACCACCATCAGCTTCTGCTTTAATATTACTCGAAGCAGAAGATTCCGTCAACATGCATTCGTGCAGCTGCCTCATCATTTCTTCTAAGCCAAGTCTGAACGGCAAAAACAATTCCCCCTCCAGAACTTCTCCTATCTCTGCGAATCTTGCATTTTCCATTTCATCATTAAATGAAATCGGCTCTCCATAGAACTCTGTACATAAGAATACTTGGGACGGGCAATACCCTTCAGGCATTCCGGCAATCAATGCTACCGGTATAGTCTCTGCGATATTTATTCCAAATTCCTCTCTGGTTTCCCTAATCGCCGCCTCTTCCGGTGATTCTCCAGCTTCTATGTGTCCTCCGGGTCCGCAAATAAGTCCGCTATCCTTACGATTACCAACTAGAACCTTTCCGTCTCGCATAACGATTACTCCGCATCCAGTTGGTATGATCTGTTGTAAATGAAGCACTGACTGCTGTATATCAGAATCTGTATTTTCAGTCTCCCGAACTTCTATATCCGGTAGTTTCTGCTGTGCCGGTAATGCCGTGTCCACTGTTTCTTCAGATTCTCCAGTTTCAGTATCGTTCCATCCTTCCTCTGAAATAATATCATTGACCGTAAACTCTCCATCCTCAGAAAGTCTTTTTCGAACCTCTTCTGCATCGATTGCCTGCATGTCAACATATATTTGCGCTGTCTGTGCCTTTACAAACTCTGTATCTGCTTTTACCTTGTCTGTATCCGCCTGCTGTTTCTCGTCCATGTTCCACAAAGGTTTGAATTCCAAATTGTAATCCGGTATTTCATCGAATTTCTTTTTGTACTTTCCAACACTAAGGATAATGTCAATCACAGTTTTTATGTTTTTCTTCAGATTAAGTTCCTGGATATTCCCGATGAATCCATAATAATTTTCCATATCTCCCTCGCCGGTAGAATTTTCTCCGGCAGGAGAACGTCCAAACAATTTCGTCTGCGGGATCCCCGTAACTGCGGACAACATATTGCAAGCTGCATCGACGATATCCTTTACTCCTGAAAAAGTAACTGTCTCATAGTGATAATCTTCTCCATCTGCATCAATGGCTATAGAATTCAATATGCCCTTGGCCATATCTATGAGATTCAGCCTTTTTAGGATTTCTTCCTCGCCATCCTCTGTAAGAATCCGTTCCGCAAGTCCCTGCATTTTATATACGGCTTGTACCGCTCTATCGAGCAGCTTTGCACCATTCCCATGGGATGTAGTAGTAACCTGTAAGTCTCTGTGTATCCGCATATATTCAGGAATTCCGAAGTACCGATATTGCTGATATGATGAATACATAGGTATTTTGTTATTCCTAAATATAAGACATCTCGATTCATGAACCCTAAAGGTGCCTCCATAAATCGGGGAGATATTATAATACTCCGGCATACCACATTTGCTTCTGCCACTTCTACCATTTTTTACTCCGCTTGTTCTGTAAATGCTGTTATAGTCAGGAGTAACAAAGGGCAGTTCAAAAACCTGCAGTTCATCAATTCCCTGAATATTATCCCAATCGACAGGATCGTCAAGCTCTCCTCCATCGTCAATAAACATCACCATTATGGAACCGCCGAACAGCCTAGCCCATTTAAGAGCTTCCGCAGCCTTCGCTTTGAAATCCAACTCATCCAGTGATTTATCAATAAAGGTCGTAATGTCCACATCGGATATGTTATAATTACACCCTCCCCTTACTGCATCATCTGCAGGAATGTCTATAATCTTTGCGAACAATCCATTTTCTTCGTAGTTGATTTCCAAGTCTACATCTGATACGATTCCGTCTGACTCAAATGCATAATGTTCGGAGGCGTCATTCTTGGTGCCGTACTTGTTTAACAGGTTTTTGTACCCGTCACTTCGTATTTCTTTCTGATTTTCCTTAGTCTTTTCTTCGTTCTGCATCCTATCACCTCCTAATTTGTCAGACCGCTAATGTCAAATTGTTTCTTCTCATAGCAAGAAAGAGCAACTGCATCCGCCCTGTCCGGCGAATCAATCCCTCTCTTTTTCATTTCCTCTTTGCTTTCAAGCTGTATTTTTCCTCTGCTCGTAAGCCTATATTTTCTGCACGATAACTGCGCTACAAGCTCATTGTCATTCTCAAGCGACAGTTCTTCGAGCCTTAATTTATCCTTTACGCTTCCCCATAAGTAACTTGTCATGTTGTCATAAATGTCACACGCTTTTACTTTGTTTCTTCCATCCTCCACGACATCATCCGGCACCTTTCCGGCAGCATTAACCGGAACTATAACCATTCTGATGAGCTTCTCTTCCCTCTTTACCTCTTCCAAACGATCAGTTACACCACCTCCGAGTCCGCAATCATCGATATTCACATATATCTTTCCTCTATACGCCGGGAAACTGACTATCGTTTCCCTGTACATATGTACTATCTTACCGACTGTGGTCATGAGGCTTTGCCCTCTAAACTTTATCGGAAGGGTAATATTTCCACCTACATTCCTCGCTATGATCGTTTCATCAGAGCCATATCTGGCCACATCGACACCAAGCGAAATCCTTCTTACTGGTTCTCCTTCTGGCAGATCAAGCATTGTACAATGTTCAATGATGGACAGTCCGATAAATACATCATCTTCCTGTTTTGGGAATTCTCCGAATACTCTGACAAGTACCACATTACTTTCTCTTCCGTATTTCTTTATCAGCGACTGTATATTTTCCTTATTTGTCCTCGGACTATCTGCAGATGATACTGTGTGGCATTTATAAATAGCTCTATCACCATTGAAAGCATCATAAAAAGTGCCGGAGGTCCTAGTTGGGTTCCCGCACATCAAAAGCTTATTGTTATCTCCAGATAATGTTCCGAGTATGGCCTCCATGATCGGATCAGCAACACCAGAAGCTTCGTCTACTATGAACAGCATGTTATCTTCGTGAAAACCTTGCATATTCTCAGGCTTTGTTGCAGTTCTTGCTACAGCAAACCAACGCTTTTCGTTTCCAACCATGTAGATATAGGTCTTTGTCCATTTTAGGATATCTGATAGCAAAGGAGACTTGCTCATCCACTTGCTCACCTCAGACCACAGAACATCGTGAAGCTGCTGCTTTGTCGGCGCTGTTGCAACAATCCTCGGATACGGGTAGCAAGTCAGAAACCACAGAAGCGCCACTGCCTCCATACCTGTCTTTCCAACACCCTGTCCTGACTTGATAGCAACTTTGGGATTCTCTGCCAAATCCATTAAGGCTTTTCTTTGCCATTCGTCTGGTTCAAATAGCAGCACTTCCCTTGCAAATAACACCGGATTTTTCCTATATACAGGGATCCTCTTTCTAAAGAATTGCTGCCTCAAGGCTCGTGATCTCTTATCCATTTTCGCTCACATCCTCTCCCAATACAGCTGCAATCCAATCGTCAACGGCATCATTTCCGGCATTCTCGCTATCCAATCTCGCTTTTTCCATGCGGTATTTAGATAGTGCTTCAATCGCCTTTGTTTTTTTAGCTTGCACATTAGATAGCTCAGATTCGAGGCGGGCTATGATATTGTCCTTATTTTCAGTCTGGGTAAATGTACTGTATTCTCTTCCAGGCATCCTCTCCTCTTTTTTGATACTTTCTGCTATCCTGCGATCATACTCCTCTTTATCAGCTTTTTTCTGTTCCTCTGTACCATCAAAAGTTCTTTTTCTTTCTCCTCTCTGTGTAAAGCTCAGGGCAACAGGCTCTGCAGAATTTCTGTATTTGTTGATAGCCTGCATCAAACGACGTTCTCGGACACTGAATAGTTTTATCTGCTCCATGAGCAATATTTCTGTATCATCCGATAACTCATCAATGAGTTGCTTTTCTTCATCTGACAGCGTATCCCAATATACAGAAGAATAACCTCCATGCTTTATGGGAGGCTTAGGATGTGGATTCCCATGTCCTCCCTTTGCATTCTGGTTTCCTTTTGGGGCTCCTCTTTTTGGTGGAACGCTCCCTTTACCTTTTGTGGAACGCTCCACTGGTTTTTTTTTGCTCTTTTCAGTATTGTTAGGGTGTAACTTTGCCTCCCACCCGTCCAGTGACTTCCACTTGCGAACTTTATTGTCTGGGAGCCCTAATTTCTCAGCAATCTCTACCAGTTTCAAACTTCCCTTACTATCAAGGTACATCTGTTCTGCTCTCTTGCGCTCCTCACTTCTTTTGTCCACATCTGGACTTCTTGGTGTCGGCATTTACCTCCCTCCTTGCTATTTTGATTTCTTTCGTGTATACGAAAAGAGCGGAAGATATTCTCAACCGCTCTCTTTTCAACGTATATTGCACGATTTAACATTAAAACTTCGTTATATACTCGGCTTTTGAATAGTTTTCCCGACCTTTTACCATCATCTTCAAAAAATCCTCTTTTGAGAAGTCTGATAGCCTAAAAATCTCTTCAGGTTTCATGCCAAGCTGTTTTCCTATTTCCTCAATACTTTTACCTTCATTCATAAGGTCTTTTACAATAGCCTTCATCGGCTCCAGTAAGTGAGTACCACGTGCCCGATTATGCGTAACTGTTCCATACATATCCTCAGATTTTTCAGAATGCTCCACAATTACTACAGGTACCA